CAGCGACCAGTGGAGCGCGGCGATTAGTTTCCCGCCGCAGTCTCCGCGCGCTTCCGAACCTTCTCAGCGAGAGTATCGCCAGCCCATTCAACACCGTTCCGGAAGGCCAGCCCGACACCGTGCGCGTCGTCCGATCCGAGCACGAGAAGCGCGGCATCCTTGGAATAGCCGAGCGGCTCGCCGTTGTCCGTCAGTGCAGCGATATCCTCAGCGCCGCTCAAATCCCAATCGAGCAGCACATGATCGGCGAGCGCCTTGCCGGTCGCGACGTTGAACTTGCCGACACCCTCGTCGGTATTCAGCTTCTTGCCCGACCGCCGCGCCAAACCCTGCACAGCCACCTTGTATGCCTTGAAGTTGGTCGAACGGACGAGCAGCTTTGCGCCGGGGAGTGCCGGAATTTCGTCGATCCACTCGCCAGGTGCGAGGTCGACGGGTTCGTTGATTTTACCAATATCCATGTTTCATCTCTCTCGGGTCTATCGGGTCTAAGGACGGCAAAGGACCCGAACCCCGCCGCCCTTAGCTCGTTAGATTTCCAAGATGTTCGTGTTCGGCTTGATCGAATACGCGCCCATCTGCGCGGTGTTCGCCTCGCCGCCGTTCTTGCTCTTGGACATCGGAAGGCCATAAAAAAGGTCGGTCTGACCGGCCGGCTGCGCGGTCGCGGTGATCGAGGTTGCCGTGCCCGCCGCGGTTATGGCGATGGCCGAACCGCCTGGGGTAGCCGAAACGCTGAAGGCGGTCGGCGTGATGCCGGCTTCGAGCACGTAATAGACAGTGCCCGCTGTCAGGCCGGTCGGGAGCGTTCCGCCGGTCCCTGCGAAGATGACGGGCGAATTGGCCTCAAGACCATGCCCGCCCGGCCAGCTCACGACGCCAGGCGAAGCGACGGAGACTGTAACCGGCCCCTCGGATGCGCAGCCCGCGCCCCATTCGACCTTGAAGGCGTAATTCGAACAGTCGTCGACGCCAGCCCGCATGCGAATCTGGCCGGGATCATTGGGAAGCGGGGAGAAGACGTTCTCCATCGCTGCGCTGTTCGCCGTACCCTTGATCGTCACCGTGCGACCTGCGCCGATGAAGTCTTGGCTGATCTCCTGCCGGGCATCCCCAAGGGAGCCCGCATTGGTCCAGCCGTTGATCTCGAGCCATTCCGGCTCCTGCGCGACGAAATCCGCCAGCGTGACGATGAGGTCAGATGGCAGCGCCACCCGCGTACCGATGAAGATCTTCGACCCTGCTACAGCCTGCAATGCCATGTTGGCGCTCCCGTTGCCCATAGCCGGGCGGTTCCATTGGTGGTCGAACGTTACATCAAGGGAGCTTCACACGCAATAATAATGCGTCTTGCTGTAAGATTGGTGCGCAGACGCTGGGCGAAGTGCTTTGCTCTTGTAGCTGTCGGGTGGACACGTCAGCATTAGAGAATGATGAAAAGGATTACGCTGGGGTTCGCGGCGCTGTGCCTTGGTGCGACACCAGCGCTCGCGCAATCCCCGAAACTGTGGTCGGTGACCGATGGCGATACCACGATCTACTTGTTTGGAAGCGTCCACGCGATGCCGGGCAGCCCGACATGGTTCGATGGCGCGATTCGCGCAGCATATGACGCGTCGGACGAAATCGCCGTTGAAACTGTGGCTGATCCGAACGCCAAGGACCCCGCCGAGGCAAGATACGCAAAATCGAAGGTGCCGTTACGCCGATACCTCACCGCTCCGCAGACTGCAAAACTCGAAGCGTCTTTGGCGAAGATCGGCGCCAATCGTTCGGCCCTTGATCCGTACAAGCCTTGGTATGCCAATTTCATGATGAGCATAGCCGCGATGTCGGACAGCGGGTTCAGCGCTGGCTCCGGCGTTGAATCCGTTCTGCGGAGATCGGCGGAACGTGACCTGAAAGAGGTCACCGGCATGGAGACACGCGAGCATCAGTTTTCTGTGATCGACAGCATTCCGATCGCCGCGCAGATCCGTCTGCTCGACATGACCATCAGCGACCCCGCGGCTGTAAAGGCGAGCGCGCGGACGAGGGTCCGATGCTGGCAGGCTGGGGACTTGGCATGCATAAGCGATGCGATCGACCGGGAGTATCAGGCGGTCCCGGAGGTTCGGGAGGCGCTTATCGTGCGGAGGAGCGGTGTGTTCTCGCGCTGGATCGCAGATCGGATGAAGCGACCGGGCGCCGTGTTCGTGGCGGTTGGCTTGGACCATTTCGTCGGACAGGGCAGCGTGATCGAACAACTGGCGGCGTTGGGGGTCGTGGTCGCGCCGGTTACGGCAGGTCACATCGACGACCACAATACCCGCACCACCGCCACCCGATAAGCCCCATCGACATAAGCCGGCAGAGCTGCCGCATCCTGCGTTACCCGCAACCGCGATGGCCCGAACGACATACAGGTGTCTGCCGGGAAGTGCGCGGCGATCTGCCCTGCGATCTCCTTGAACTGCACGTGCGAAACGGCGCGCGCGATTGGCCACTGGATCGTCAGCATCAGCGTGCCGCTGCGCACATGATCCACGCCCGCCGCGCCACGACGGGACAGGCCGACGCGCTCCGGATCGTTGGTCACGTCGGACAACAGGATATACGGCGCTGGGCCGTTCGCATCCTTGGGCGGGGTGAGGATGTCGCCGGGCTCGAAACGGAGCATCGCCGGGGACGTCACCAGCGTGTCGATGTGCGCTTTGAGCGCGAGCCAATCGGTCGTGGAAATTGACGGCATATCAGCACCTCGACGCAGGAATATTTCAATTCCTTGCAATATCACGAGCGCGCGAGCATAACAATTCAGGCCGAATGATGCGTCAACATCACCCGGCCCTAACCGAAACGGATCGTACGAGGATCACGTCATGGCTAAGAGCCGTCTACCCTCCCCCGAAGTTCTGCGTCAATTGCTCCGGTATGAGCCCGACACCGGTAAGCTATTCTGGCTTGCCCGGCCCATCGCCATGTTCGCGGGGATCGGGCGAAATTCGGCAGCGCATCAGTGCACCGTGTGGAACACGCGCTACGCCGGGCAGGAGGCGTTCACCGCCACAAATGCATACGGCTATCGGGTTGGATCGATCCTTGGCACTCTTGTTCACGCGCATATTGTCATATGGGCGATGGCCAGCGGCGAGTGGCCCGCACATGATGTGGACCATGAGGACCTGAATCGGTCTAACAATCGTCTGGGCAATTTGAGGCCGGCTACCCGGTCGCAGAACATGATGAACGGCAGCCTGCGGAAAGACAGCACGTCAGGCCATAAGGGCGTCAACTGGAGCAAGCAAAAAGGCAAATGGGCCGTCGTGGTGCAAGCGAACGGCAAGAAGCATCATGGCGGGCACCACGATAGAATTGAGGATGCCGTTGCCGCTCGTAGGGCGCTCGCCGAAATCGTGCATGGAGAATTCGCGCGGGACTAGGAACGGTTCGCCATCTTCGCCGCCTGCGCCTTAACAATAGCGGGCCATTGGGCGGCAGCCGCCTCTGCGAAGCCGTAGCCCGCCTGATTATACGACCTTCCAAGGCTGTCCTCCCCCGTAAAGCCATAGTTCAATCTTCTCGAATATTTCGCGGTGTAGCCAATGTACACCGTGTCACCCGGCTTGATCTCGGCAACCCCTAGCGAAAAATTCTGCTGCTTGGCTAGAACGTCGATCACCTGCGGCGGTTTATTCGACACCACCACCGATCGCCCAAGATTGCCCGTTTTGACCGGCACCCGCCCGCCATTCGGAATAGTCTTGCCCGCCTCGGTCGCAAGCGCTTGGACAGAATTGCGCAACAGGGCGGTCAAGCCTTGCGTGGACACGCCGGCCCACTTCGATGGGTCTACCCCTTCCCAACCGCCCTGCGCCACCGGCTGTTAAGCCAGCGCGTCGCGACGGGCTTCGATCGCAGCGATTGCGCCGGCGCGCGACTTGCCAGCGATCTCAGCGGAAAGCAGGGCGTCGAGCGTCTCGGCATCCGTGACCGTTTCGAGGTGAGCGGTGAGATCTGGAATGCTCTGGTCCAGCACTCCCGGCTCGTTAACCTCCGTGCGGTGATCGGCGCCGGCATCGATACCGATCATGACGCGCAGGCCTTCGACGGTGATGTCGAGCGCTTCGGCCATGCGGCCATGAAGTACCGCATCGCGGATTTTCTTGCAGTTCTGACAAGCCATTGTCGTTCTCCTTATAGCAGCCCGAAGGCCCAGTCGATTTCCTGATCACCGCGGCACCGACAATTCGCGTTATTCTTCACACCGCCATCAGGATCATGCGGGTAGAGCATGACCGAACCGTCCGGCAGGAAGAACACGGCATCGATGCCGGTGACGGTCTTGTTGTTCATCTGGAAATGCCAGTCTCGAGCATGACGGATGCCCCCCTGATGGATCCACGTCTTGGTTACCGCGTCAGCCGACAGCCCGGCCCTATCCAGCGCCTGCTTGGTCGCCTCCGCGCGCGCCATCTCGACACCATGCGCCGTCTCAGTGCGCGCAATGTCCTCTGCGCGACGCGCCAGCAGCCGATCCGAGTATTTCGCCGCCATCGCGTCGATCTTCTCGCGGGTCAGCGGGTTCGGCTTACCCTTGCCGATC